ATATTGCTTTCATTTTAGTCCAAATGTTATCCGACTTCAATCCTTTAACAAGGTTGTCAATTGCAAGTTGTTGAGTAGGGTCTGTAATTGCAGCAGCAGTAATGAACGCCTGTGCATCAGGGTCAGTAGTAAGTCCTACAATGTCAGTAGCGCCTGCCCAAGATTTAGCGTGAGAATCACCCCAAGCAATTGCGTTGTTTGCGCCTTGTCCCCAACCTATTGCGTTGTTCGCTGCGCCATCTCCCCATCCGTTGCTATTTGCCATTTTCTTGTTTGCTTAAATAGATTCGTAATTTCTCTACATTCGTGTTTTTAGGGCTATATTTCAAACCCTTTGGTCTGTTCTTTTTCATATAAACCAAGAAGTGTAATTGTTCGTAGTGTCAGGGTACATATCTTGGTCAACGTTCTGATTGTACTCAGGGAATAAATCTTGGTTGAAAGACATATAACTGATGAAACGCTCCGTGTAGTGCTGAGCGATTTGACGCTCTTTTTCCAACAAGAAGTCTACTTCGTTTTTCTCTACGTTTTCAGAGTTCTCAGATGAGTGCTTGTAAACTCCTTTATTAGCGATTGTATAAGCTGCAAAAGGAAGATATTCAACGAGACTCCAATGGATGAGCATAGGCTTAACGTATGTTTCTACGAGCGTTTCGTAGTTGCCTGTAAGTGTATTTGCGATAATGTCTGCTTGAATCTTCTCAAGTAGTTTAGTGCCTAAGTATGTTTGTATATGTATGTCTTGAGCAATCTTAACGAACTGAATGAACTTATCAGTATCTACGTTGCCGTTGACTGCCGTAAAACGAACTATGTCGTCTCTTGTAATTAGTAGTGCCGTTGCCATTATTTCTTGCCGTAAATAGGGTTAGTAGGTAAAAAGCCATTGTAAGGCATATCAACAGGACGAACAAAGACTTCTTGCGGATTTCTAACGCGATATCCTGCCTTTTCTGCTTTGTTAGTGCTGATAGTTTTAGCGTTTGGACTGGTAGGGTCAATTCCCATACCTTCCTCAAATGATACATAAGTTCTACGCAACCATTTGTGATGACAATTACCTCCACCTTTAAACTTAAAAATGTCGTATGTAGAAGCTCCATTAGCACCCCATCCTGCATTTACAGGTTGATTGCCCATTCTAACGATATCCTCTTTGCGATAAATCTTATTTGCAGCAGTCATCTTCTTGCAGAACTCACGAGATTTAGCAGATGTGTCACCTGAATAAACGTAGCGAGTGATGAATTTGAATCCGTCAATAACTTTATCTTGTTCAGACTTGGCTTTAGGGTTAGCAGTTCCTGTGCTTACAAAATTGTAAACTTTAGATAAAAGAGATGGTTTGCGATTGCTTGCCATTTCAATTTCTGCATCTATAGCATCTTCTTGCTCAAGGTCAACCTCGAACTCATCAATCAATACCCACTTTTCGTCAGGCATCTCTCCTAAGTCAATAAGTGCATCTGCAATCTCGTTGTCTAAGGCTTCGTGTTTTGATAGCTCAGTTCCTGTTTCCTCTGCAACTTGCTCTTCAGTTACCGCATTTTCCAAGTCTACAAACTCAAGCGGCTTGAGAGTCTTGAAGAATAGGTTAAGCGAGATATTGTTAAAGGCTAACATCTTGTCAATGGCATCAATAATTTCCTCTTGAAAAGGCTTAATGACCATATTATTAAAAAGAATAAACGAGTTCTCAAGCTCATCAGCATTAGACGAGAATCCGTTAGACGATGCCACACCAAATAATAGTGGTGAAGTGACGTTGTGTCCGAGCATAATCTTACGCAAGCACTCCTCGCTTAAATATGTGTAGTGTTCAGGTGCGTCATTAAGTGGAATATCCTCAACCGTAGTTCGAGTATCCATATTGTCGTTGAAAGCTACAATCACTTTCTGACCTTTACTACCAGTCAACTTGCCGAGAACCTTCGCTGAGATGATTTCCTGCTGCTCTAATGTAGGCACTCCGTTGTTGAAGTTGACTACTTTAGTTCCTGAGAATCCGTTTTGAACCTCATTAATCAAGTAATCAGATACTTCCTCTTCCAAAAGTGCATAGGGAACTGCACCTTGATAGTCAGGATAAGCATAATACTTCATTCCTACGGCATAAGGCTTAGAGAATAGGATTTCTACCTTTTCTTTACCGAATCCAAACGCAGGGAAACGCTTAGGGATGTATTTCTTAACGTCTGACCAATCATCCGAGTAGTAGTAACCTTCTATCTCTCCGTCTTTATTACATTTTTCAGCACGAAGTAAATTAACAGGAATGTGGTAAGCCTTGAGAATCTTGTCGTGCTTGTCGTTGTAGTGTACTTGGATAGAGAATTGACCAAACAACTTGCGGTCTAAAGCAATCTTACGCAAACAATCCTTAGAGATTAAGGTCATCATTTGAGCATACTCGTTAGGCTTGCGGTTAGCATCCGTAGCCGAGAGTCCTTTTCCGTAGATAAGGCGTGAGATGTTGTTTATAATAGCGTTGTTTGTAGTGGAGTTCGTGTATCTATCAATCAAAAACTGATAATAACTGCCTCCGTCTGCACCATCATAATTTACCCAAGCATCTCTCTTACTCTCTTCGATTGTAGGAGCGGTGTAGGCAGATAGATTTAAAACGTGTATGTTACTCATAAACGATGTATGTGTTAGCGGTTGTATTTGAAGTGTACTCACCTGAGTTAACCGAGAAGTTTACTATGTTTTGGTCAGTACAGAAAATTCTGTCTTTATAGACGATGTCAGTTCCTTGTTTTAGAACTAAGTCGTAGAAGTGTCCTTCTTTTAATGCGAAGGATGCAGTTATCGTGTTTATGTAGTCTCCTTGCGTTGAACTGGTGATTGCTACGGTAACTGGTGTGTTTGTTTGGTCATCCGTTAGAATCATTGTATTAAACCCATCACGAGGAATGAATGAAAACGTCTGAGCTGATGTAGATGTAGTTAGGACTATCATACTACTACAAGTCAAATGAGGCAATTTGTTGCCAAATAAAAAAGGGAGACCTAAGCCTCCCCTTCCACGCTATGAAAAAACGAATTAGACAGTAACGATAGTAGCAGTACCGAAAACATCACCTGCACCACCTGCAAGACCTGCCTCGTTTGAGCAGTCAAGTAGGTTAGCATAAAGTTTCTCAGTTCCTACGAAAGTCAATGTGTAACCATTAAGGTCGCCCATTGCAGTACCGTTAGACACGTTTGCAGTAGTGATTTCCATTCCGTGTTCTAAACCTGCAAGGAAGAATTGGTTGTTGCGGTTTTTAACAACGATGTGAGGACGTCCGTAAGCCATTAACTTAACATTTTTATGCGTTGTAGCATCTTGTTTTTTAAGGGTAACGGTAAGCGTTTGCTCAGCGAATGTAGTACCGTTCTCACGGCTTGAGTTATATACTTGGTCAAAAGTGTTAGTTCCTTTGAGTTCGTATTTGTATAGATTAGTAACGTTAGCGATTGTATCGATGGTATCAGTACCAGCTACATAAGCAACGTCGGTAGCAGAAAAGTCTCCGTAATTAATAAAGTAGATAGCATCAATACCACCTACTGCGTCTTTACATACTTCTAAGCGACCATTTGCAACTTCACAAGACATATTTTTAGTTTTTAAATGTTATAAAAAAGGGAGGAGCGTATACCCCTCCCTCGTTAGTTTAAGTTAAGCTAAGATTAGTTAGCAGAGTTTGTGATTCCGTAAGTAACAACGTCAGAAGCAAAACCGTATTTAGCATCAGCAGTAAAACGCATAATTACACGTACGTTTTGTGAACCATCAACATCAGCCAAGTCAATAACTTTAACTTCGTTCATATCGTTCAAAAGACCTGTTGCGAAGTAAAGGTTAGATTTTTGAGCAAGCAATGCAGTGTTAGAAGCAAGACCGTTAGCTAAGAAGATTTTTACACCGTCAAAGTACAACTCACCAAGAACTTGGTTTGTACCTTTGTTGTCGTAACCGTTAGCACCTACACCAGCAGCAGCAAAACCACCCAATGCACGTACATAAGCACGGAAGATGTTGTTAGATACATAGATAGTCAAATCTTCTTTTCCGTAAAGAGCAGCAGGACAAGCGTCAACAATTTTACCA